AAGTTGACCGATGATTGGCTTGAAGCCCACGCCACACCCTTGCATCAATAGCCACAGTACATCAACCAAATCGTATACTGTCTCTACATGAGTGAAGGAGCAATTAAACTGAGAGGCTTCTCGACGTTTAGCCACCTCTGTACCACCAAGCCAGAGAGTACGTCCAGACATTAGAACCTTACGTTCTAGCATTAGTTGCTTCAGTTCATTCAGCTCGTCTGTTTGTTGTTTTGTGGTGTAATCAAATTTAGCTGCACGATTCCACAGCCATGCTTGATGACCAATAACTCGTTCTACTGTTTGTTCAAATGTTTCAAATTTACTACCAACTTCGTCGAGAGGACGGTTGTAGGTGCGACGGGTAATGAGTTGACTACGGAGAGAAGGTTGATTCATATATTCCTTATTATTATCGGTTGTCGCCAGAACCTTGCAATACGCTACGTTCTTTTCTGTCTGTCAGCTTAAAGATGTTACCCAAAGCAACATCTTCCAATGTGAAGCCGTGATCTTCAGCAATAGCTGCCACCATCCACAGAATGTCCCCTAGCTCTTTCTTTACGTTCTGGTCGTGGTCAAACTTACGACCATCACGAAGACCTTTAGCGACCAGCGAACAAAGCTCCCCCACTTCACCTGGCAAACCGAACAGGGGGTAAGTAGGAAGCTGTGCTGATGGCAAACGGAATGTCATTGCCTGATTTTGGTAGTTGTTAATGTCCACTGTGACCCCTTGCGATAAACAGTTCTGTTTGTAAGTCTGTAATGTATTCGTATAGCTTTCTGAACTTCTTAGCATCTGCCAGAAGCTCTGCTGCCTCTGGCGTACCGAGAATTTCTGCTGCTTGTTTCTCTTTAATCTCCGCCCAATCTAATGGTGTGAGCTTCATCATCGCTCCAACAAATAGTTCAAACGTAACGGCATAATATCAAAGTCACCATCACGTACGTCATTCAACATCAAGGCACCACGCCAGTGATTATTCCCTTGCTTGCCCAGATAGTCTTCATTGTGTTCATAACAAGAGCCAGCAATGATGCTGTGGATTAGAGAGCCATTAGGCTTCTTCCCTGTAGCAATTTGCAAGCCCTGTTGGTGACCAGCAATGCAGCTCATGTGTGTCTTGTTCAATTGTGCATTAGCAGTCGAACAAGGACGGCCAGCAAGACCAGTGACAAAATAATGGGAATACGCAATACCATCTTCCACAACTGTTTCAAGAAAGTCATGCACTTCCCAGCCCCATGTTTGATAACCGAGATCATTTACTGACAAAATTCCTTCTAGTTTTGGATCGTTATTAACCGCACGATCAATACGATTTTCATGGTTTCCCAAACACATGATTAGTTTAGGCTTATACTGTTTGTGCTTGTTTTGTTTAGCATTGTTGTTATAGATATACAGAGGGACTAGGAGATATGACATGGCCTTACGAACCGCATCGATATCCTTCTGGTAGCGTCTGCCCTCAAACACACGCTTACCAACGTCATAGGAGCTTAGAGAAGGCATGTCAGCGAAGTCGCCAAGACAGATGATTTTCTCTGGCTTCTTCTCTACGATGTATTCCCCAATCTTACGTAGGAATTCGAAATCGTCACCGTCACGTACTTGACAGTCTGGAAGTACAAAATGTTTCATTGAGTGTATTCCTTATATAATTTGAGAGCTTCTTCTTCCGTATCTGCATCAAGATACATAAAGTCATCACTCATCCATTCATAAGGGGTTTCGTGTGACTCCTGAATTGTGCCATCCGGCCAAATCCTGTATGTAAACATTTACTCTCCTAAGTAAGCTGCATAAGAAACAGGGAACAGTTGTTTCACTTCTTTTGCAATAAGCTCTGCAACATCTCGTGTTTCCTTCTGTGTGTGCGGATCGAGACGGAGAACCAACATATCAAGGAATGCACCCAAAGTACCAGACCAACGCCATTCCGTCATTGTATTTTGAGGCAACACCATTCGTGCTTGTTCTGCGCAGATGCCGGAATCAATAGCCGACGTATACCAAGACAAACAGTTCTTTACATGCTCTTTAGAAGCTCCAATCCACATGTCACTATCTTCTACACTGTAATCGCTACTGCCCTGCTTCACATTCTCAGCACGCTTACGCCAATAGTCAGGGAAATAGAATTCAGGCTCACTATCTACGTATCGACGGCTCACTTCATTCCAGGGCATGAACTTATGCTTGACCAACTGACGAGCTACGAAAATTGGAGCTTTGATACGGAAGGACAAGAACGAATGATTGAAAGGGGAGTGGTGTTTGTGTTTAGCCAAGTAGTTGATTAACCTTTTGTCCTCATTTTTTAAGGTTTTCTGAGGTTCATCTATAGCATCGGGATCTGTCAGACTTGGGTTAGTGGTGACATACCACCCTTCCTTATCTGTCGCCCAATCACTCTCCTTATCAAAGCTAACTCGTGCTGCATTCACAACATCAAGATCATCACCAATGTGGTGAACAAGAGCAACTTCAATATCACTTACTTTCATTTAACATTCCCTGTAAGTTCATCAGCAACTAGTTTGGCATATCCAGCAATATCAACCCAGGAATCAGCATAGTTTGGATCGCCATTAAGGATACGCCCAATCTTATGGTAAATCATATCCAAGGCTTCTGCCTGACTAGGGGAGAGCTTCTTACCGTTACCGATAAGGATACCTAGTTGGTAGTCCTTAAACCCCTGAGTAATATAAGCATGGTCTACGAATAAACCATAACGAGAACCACGTTCTGCCAGAACGGCATCGACATCATTAAGCTGTTGTGAGGACATAACCACGCTCCTGCATTGTTGTAACAAAACGAGACATAACATCTTTACGTTCTGTCTTATCAATCTTACTGAAATAACCAAGAATCAAACCCATTCCGTTAGGGCTAATCTTCTTAGCTTTTGATGTACTGTCTGCAATGTTTGCCAACACTACAGCACGATTACGATTACGAAGGTCGGAATCTTCGATATCGTTAAACAGGGAGAAACCTTTGTATTCGTTAGTTGTATTGTCGTTCGTTTGTTCAGTCATTGTTTCTTTCCTTATTCTCTTCTTTTGTTATTGCTTTGTGACACGGCTTACATACTACCTCTAAACCGTTCTTCTCACAAAACATACGTTCAATCACTTCATCCCACGTAGTAAATCCAGAGGTGGGAACTACTGGAACAATATGGTTTACTTCCACTTCTTTAGCTGGGAAATCATTCTTACATTGATTGCACTTGTAGTGCTTAGCCATTCGTCCAGTCTTTACATTTAGCTTGGTTCCTATACAAGCCTCATTCAGTGATTGATATTTAGGGGGCCATCGCTGGCTTGCGCTTCTCAATGCACTCTTGATGAACGAAGTGTAACGTGCTTCTGTCCATTCCCCACCATTTCTAGTCTTAGATTTTATGGTATGCCTCCAACCAATCTTTGTATCCAAAATCTCTAGCTTTCTGGTTAAGAAAATATAGCATCTCTTTTCTGTCCTTATCTGATATTGTTTTATCGTCGGCACACATAAAGAGATTGAGTACAGCTTTATAAAAATCTTTACACATACACTTCCTCTTCTGCTATTGACATACATGCACGATTGTATTCATCGTAGCTGCTACGAGTAAAATGTGCAGACTCTCGTGTCGTGAAGATGCCTACGATATACTTGTTAGTGTTGCCATCATCAAACCATAGCACATAAACACTCATTCTGGAAACTCCCATAAAACAGGAGAATGGCGAATTTCAATTGGAGACTCAGCAGAAGCATGGGCAAAGAGTATCGGTAAGCTGGCCTCTCATAAGTTTCCCGCCAATAAACTTGTGGTCGATCTGGCCGAGATTAGACCAGCGGGAGAGAGGCTCAAGGGCTATGGATGGATAAGCAGTGGAGATGCAGCAATTGCTACAGCGTATAAGGCAATCATTGAAATTCTCAATAAGCGTGCAGGCTCTTTGCTATCACGTATTGATATTCTTGATGTCGTTAACTGGTTGGGTACTATCCTCTCTTCTCGTCGTAGTGCAGAGATTGCGCTCTTTGAAGTGGAAGAAGATGAATGGCAAGAGTTTGCAGTTGCTAAACGTAACTGGTGGGAAGGAAATATTCAACGTGCTCAAAGTAATAACTCACTACTCTTCACCAAGAAGCCATCGAAGGCTGAACTTCAAAGTATCTTCGATCTCATGGTGGAGGCTGGTGGTAGTGAACCAGGGTTTATCAACGGTGTTGCGGCTACGAAAAGGGCGCCATGGTTTAAAGGTGTCAACCCCTGCGCTGAGATCCTACTGGGTAATAAATCGTTCTGTAATCTTACAGAAGTAGATGTAGCTAAATTTAAGGGGGATTCTAATGGACTTAGACGTGCCATCCACTTGGCGGCTCGAGCTAATTACAGACAGACCTGTGTCAACTTACGTGACGGAATTCTGCAAGAAGCATGGCATCTTAATAATGAATTCCTCAGACTATGTGGTGTCGGTCTCACAGGAATCGTCCGGCGACCCGATCTGGCAGCATATGATTATGCTGAACTGCAACGAACAGCAACTGCTGGTGCTTACGGAATGGCTGACGAACTCAGTCTACCACGGCCCAAAAACGTTACCACGATCAAACCGAGCGGGACACTATCTAAAGTCATGGACACTACAGAAGGTGTACACAAACCACTAGGAAAGTATATATTCAATAATGTACAATTTAGTAAATTTGACCCTATTGTTGAAGTATTGCGCGCTGCTAATTATAACGTTGTTAATCACCCCACTGATGATAGCGGTGTACTTATTACATTCCCTGTTGAATGGGCTGATGTACCTTTCCATAAAGTTGCCGGAAAAGAAGTCAATCTTGACACAGCAGTCGAACAACTCGAAAAATACAAACTAATTCAAACTAGTTGGACTCAGCAAAATACTTCAGTAACAATTAGTTATGATCCAACAGAAGTCCCTGCAATCATTGATTGGTTGTTAGATAATTGGGATTGCTATGTAGGTGTTTCATTCATCTATCGTACTGATCCTACAAAAACAGCTAAAGATCTCGGATACCTCTACCTTCCTCAAGAAGTTGTAGACGAACAAACTTTCCGTAATTATGTTCATCAATTAAGTCCAGTAAGTCTAGAAAATGCCAATAGTTTTGATGAAATTATGGGCGAAGAATGTTCTACTGG